GGATGATTTGATTATCCCTAGGGCCCTTGGCCAGATGTATTTGGATGATTAAAGTCATCCTCTTACGCGCTGTATAAAGCTACGATTTCTACGTTAAAATTTGTGTACTTACTTTTAAACGTTTGTAGTACCACCCTTAAAGTTTTTGTTTGTTAAACTTAAAATAACTCTCTGGACTCTAGATCCAGTCCTTGTCAGTACTTGCAAAGCGCTGATATTTTTAACATCAGGTGAACGGCCCTGATACTTTGCACGCTCTTTACTAGTAAAGGAAGCGTTATGTCCGAATTACTTGAAGCAGATAATTCTGTAAAGAGCCCATGACTATATTCATAGGGCCCCAGCTCCATGGGGAGCAGGGTAATGGTGTTCGCTTATCCAAAATGTCGACCTAATATAAAAATGACATCGAAGGCGTTAACAATGTATTTCTCTGTAGATACGGTGGGAAGTGTGGTCAGTAACACTCTTCCTATGCCTGCAACAAGGTATGAAATGAAGTCCGCTCTTAGTAGCGGCAAGGCTTCTGACATTAGCCTATCTAAGTCAACTGTTGACGCACGGTCAATGAACTCAAGTTCAACCCAATACGTCAGTCTTCCTGTGGACACACCAGCATCACGGGACGCTCACTTAGCGAAACAGGTTTTTGAAAATATGCCACTGGAGGCTAAAATCCAGTACCTTTCAAAGTCACAATACTCACCTCAGTCGAGTCTCTCCATCTCAAGCTTATTAAGTTTGAAAGATCATTTACGCAAACAACTCACTGAAACCGCCATCTCTAAAATTGAAGGCATTTGTGCACTTTACGGGGCTCTCTGTAGTGTAAACGACGCTGCAGGTTTCCTTGCTGTATTAACCCTATACGCAAAAACCCACTCACAAACAGCCTTAGTAACTCAATTGGCATCTGTAGTGGACAAACTCTTTACCGGTTACTCACCACAATCAGCCGGTCAAAGACCCGCTTGGCTCGATCAAATGAAAGATGCCTTGCACAACTGGAAATTACTAATTAACAATCCAGCTTTCGCTCAAATATCGAGGGTTTTATCCCTTTTAGTCACTCTTGGAGTGATCGAGAATGCGAGTGTCACGCTTGGAAATTTTGAAATTTTCGCCGTCGAAGCCCAGAAGAAACACTGCACTGCTGTGGATCTGATTGATGCGATTGTAGACACTATTGTCTTTTTCGCTGAAGCAGGTTACATGTGCTTCGTCACGGGGACATTGTCTCCACTTCTATTCTCCTCTCCGAAACTCGTAGAGATGGAGGAAAAATATGTAGCCAAATTAGCTCAATGGGAACACGCTCGCAATGGTAATTTAGAGCGATTTTTGAGCATGAGTGAGGCCCAATTCGACCGAGAACTTAAAGAACTCATCGAGGACTTCCACCAGCTATATAAAACCACGCCCAATGGTACTGAGAAGAAAATTACTCAGCAAAAATGGGAAGCTCTGAGCAAAATTTATACAGAGTTTACAGCCATTCGGATCTCAGGAGGATTGCGCAAAGCACCTCTTGCTGTGAAGATTTATGGCAATTCCGGAGTCGGGAAA